TGAGGTGGACTAACCGAGAGCATAGAAGATACAAAGAAGAAGAGTATACCTATCAACAAGGACTAGTAGTTTTTGATAAATTATTTAAAAACTTAGACGGCAACAATAAAAGAGAGGTGAAGTAATGAGTATGTTAGAACATGATGAGTGGCTTGAAAATAGATACGAACAGTATCAAGAGTATATTGCTTTTGAATACGAGAAACATTTTTCAGATAATGAAATGAATATCATTAAACAAATTAGATTGGGACAACTTTCTATGGATATTATACGAGAAGAGTTATTAGATTTCTTTACTGAAAATCCACTACCCTCTGATGAAGTACATGACTATACTATATGTAGTGATAAAGAGATACTTGATAGACTAGATATAGATTTGGGAGGAATAATATAATGAGTGAGATAATAGTAATAGAAAGACTACGAGCTATCATAGATGAGTATAAGTATAAAAGAAATACTGACATACCTCACTATCGGATAGAACAAGTAATAAAAGATTATGATAGAGATGAAGAAAAATTTATTGATAATCTTTATAACAATATGACTTGACTTTTATAAACAGAAATGTTATAATGTTAAGTTTTCAATAACGAAAGGGAAGACCTATGCCTGCAAAAGGATTTAGTAAGTTCGACATTGACTTGAAGTACGGACAGATACGAGAAGATAAAGTCAGAGAAATGTTCGGTGATAAAACTATCGAAGTTAAAACTGAAAGAAACTGGTGGAAAAAAACTGGGAACATTGCTATTGAATATGAGTCAAGAGGTAAGCCTAGTGGTATAGATAAAACAGAGGCCGACTATTGGTTTCAAAGATTAGAGCTTGATGAGTCTGGAGAATTTTGTACATTGGTTTTCCCTACCCCTATCTTAAAAAAGATTGTAGATAAATACAAGGACAAGCTAACTAAAAATGTAGGTGATAACAATACTTCTAAGTGTGTTATGCTACCTATTAAAAAAATCTTTGATAAAGAATTTTATTGAGATGGATTTAAAAAGATTATTTAACAAAGATTTTCAAGAGTTTATGAGTGAGTATGTATCTTCTTCTTTAAAAGAAAAAGGTATTAATGTACAACGACGCACTCTAAATAAACTATTCAATGAGGTACAAACTTATTGGGTGTTGATAAAAAGAGGTGAAAGATTACATGATTACAATGACGATAAAAAATAAAATAAAAGATAGCTATGGTTCATTAGTAGACAATAAATCTTTTGATGAGTACTGGAAAGAGTTTCACAAGATAGAAAAACTTTCTTTACAAGAATCTATTAGACAAAAAAAAGAAAGAGAAAATAAAAAAAAACTTGACAATAAAAAATAGATATGTTATAATATCTATATAGATTACATAGAGTATTAAAGATATTTAGTTGTTATTATAATAATTATAATAATAACTATTAAAGAATTTATAAATAGGATTAGCTATATCCTGTTGATAAATAAAAAAGTATTATACTGTTGACAATTACAATCGTTGATGTTATAATACATTCATTAATAAATAACATTAAAAGGAGAATAAACTATGGCTACAATTCAAGGCAAGGCATATTGGGCGTCTATTACTAGACCCAATACAACTTTTGACCCTGTTTATCAAATCGATTTAGCGATTGATGACGAGACTGCTGACCAGTTTTCAGCAAAGGGAATCACTGTTAAAGAAGATGAACGAGGAAAGGTAGTTAAGTTCAAGAGAAGAGTTAGTCGTGCTGACGGCACAGACAATCCTCAACCTAAGTTGGTGGACTCTTCTAAAAATCCTATCGATGTGTTGGTAGGGAATGGTTCAGATGTAAAGGTTATGTACAAAGAATATGACTGGAACTACGCTGGTAAATCTGGCGTTGGACTTGACCTACAAGCAGTACAAGTTATCAGCTTGATTCCTTATGGAGAAGAGTTCGATAAGGTCGATGGGTTTGTTGCAACCGATAGTGTAGATGAATTTTAATCTATACTGGGGGCGACAACAATGGACAATACAAATAACTTTGTAAAGTTCCACGTATCATGTGGTGCTTGTGGAAGTAGCGATGCAAGATGTATCAATAGAGATGGTAGCTCTTACTGTTTTTCTTGCAAGACTTATTTCAAAGCACCATCTGATTTTGATGGAGAAGATTTAGATAATATAGAGGGCGACACAATGGTAATACAATCAGTACAGACTAGACCAACAGTCATAGAAAATGTTGGTACATTTGGTGCTATCAAAGACCGAGCAATAGCAGAAGATACTGCTAAGAAGTATGGTGTTAAGATAGTTGCCAATAGCGTGGGTCAAATAGATAAACATATCTATCCATACTATGACACTAAAGGTTCAATGATAGCTACTAAGACTAGGTATACAAAGAACAAACAATTTTCAATAACAGGTTCGACTTCTGAGTCTGGACTATTCGGACAACATCTTTTTAGCGGTGGTAAATATGTAACCATAACTGAGGGTGAGGTTGATGCTATGTCAGTATACCAACTACTAGGTAGTAAGTATGCAGTAGTTAGTATTAAGAATGGAGTAGCATCAGCAGTTAAAGATATCAAGAAGAGCTATGATTGGCTTGATAGTTTTGATAATATCGTTATCAACTTTGACAATGATGATGTGGGTAGAGAGGCTAGTGTAAAGGTAGCCGAGTTATTTGCACCATCAAAAGCTAAGATACTAAAACTGCCTGAGGGCTACAAAGATGCGAATGATTTACTAAAGGATAATAAGTATCAAGAGTACATCAAATCGTGGTGGAATGCCCCTGTTTATGCCCCTGACGGCATCATTAAAGGCGAGGCTTTACTAGAAGATGTCCTTGCCCCAGTCGTAAGGTCAACTGTTAGCTATGGTTGGAAAGGTTTAGACGAAATGACCTATGGTATTCGTAGTGGTGAGTTAGTAACTCTTACTGCAGGCACAGGATTAGGTAAGACAGCTGTCGTTAAAGAGTTAGTATACAATCTATACAAGAACACAGACTCAATGATTGGTATGATTATGCTTGAGGAAAGTCCTAAGATAACAGCATTAGATATCATGAGTGTTGAGGCTAACCTTCCTCTTCGTAGACCAGACATTCACATTGGTGCAGAAGAAAAGAAAGAATACTTTGATAAGACTATTGGCTCTGGTAGGTTTTATTTCTACAAACACTTTGGTTCTAATTCAGTAGACAATATTGTATCACGAGTTAGATATATGGCTAAGGCTTTGGACTGTAAGTACATTGTACTTGACCATGTCAGTATGATTGTATCTTCTCAAGAGTATGGTGATGAGAGGAAAGCTCTTGATGAAATCATGACTAAGCTAAGAGTCTTGGTAGAAGAGACAGACATATCATTAATCATTGTCTCACATCTAAGAAGACCAGATGGTAAAGGACATGAAGAAGGTGCAGCCACTTCCCTATCACAACTAAGAGGTTCAGCTTCTATCGGTCAGCTATCTGACATGGTGATTGGATTAGAAAGAGATGCACAACATGATGATGTACATGTGAGGAATACAACATGTATCCGTGTACTTAAGAATAGATTTGTAGGTATGACTGGCCCAGCTACATACTTATATTATGATAAAGATACTGGTAGGCTTAGTGAAACAGAGAAGCCTATGGGTAAAGATGAACTAGATGAACTTTAAAAGAGGCGACAACAATGAAGAAGAGATTGTTTCTAGATATAGAAACTCCTATGATAACTGGAGGCATACTACCCGATAAGATATTTCTTATTGTAGGTAAAGATGCTGAAAGCAAAGAGATAATGAAATTTTTAAAAGAGAAGAAACCTAAAAAG